AAGCAATGACGAAAGCATACGATCGTAGTGTAGAACAAGGGTATCACCCACCACGAGGAAACAAAACGGGTATTGAAGCGGTAACCGCTCACGAAATGGGTCACGCATTAACAGAAAAAGCCGGGGGCAGTTGGGGCAAACTTGATTCTACCGCAGGCAAAATTGTTAAAGAAGCTGCAAAGAAAGCCGGATATAAAGATACCGCCTCATTTATGGCTAAAATTAGCGGATATGCGAAAGAAAATGCAGCCGAAGCGGTAGCCGAAGCGTTCGCAGACGTTTATTGCAACGGTAATAAAGCCTCAAAAGAAAGTAGAGCAGTTGTAAACGCACTTAAAAAATCGTTAGGAGGTAAAAAGTAATGAAAAAAGCAAAGTACACAGAGCCGAAAGAGTATATCCCTAAAGATATTAGAAAAGAGTTTAAGTTAGGGGAATACGCAGAAAAAGAGGACAAAAAGGCGAACAAAAAAGAAGAAAGAACAATTACCAATGAAGATTTCCGAAAATATTTAAAAGGGGAATAAATCAATGGCGAAATTATCATTAAATCAGCAAGCCCAAGAAATTATGAAGATTGCAGAAGAAAGCGGAGTACAGAGCAATTTCTTTTTCCTTACCACTTTTAAGCGGTATCAAGTGCAATTAAGCATATTATCGGAGCTTGAAAAGACATTAAAAGAAGAGGGTATGCTTGTTTCCAAAGAGTACGTAAAAGGACGCAAAAACCTTTACAGTAACCCGGCGGTTGCAGAGTATAACAAAACCACGGATAGCGCAAATAAAACAGTTGCAACGCTTATGCGGATTTTACGCAATTTTAATGTTGATGATTCTAACGACAACGAAGAAGATCCGCTTATGCGTATCATAAATGGCGGTGGAGAGAGTGACGAAGAATAAAGCCTATGATTTTTGTAAAAAGTCCATAAGGAAAAAGACAACCCCGAAATACGTTAAATTGCAAATGAGAGAGTTTATGCGTATTTGCGAGGGCAAGGACAAAAAATATATCATAAGCGAAAAGAAGTTAAAGCAGCTTGAAAACATTCTCAAATTATTAAATATGCCTAAAGGCTTGAAAGCAGGGCAACCGCTTTATGATTGTACTGTTGGTTATCAATGGCTTTTCTATGTAGCGATTCTATGCACGGTTTACCGGGATAACCCCAAAAAGCGAAGATACGAAACGGGAGTTTTGGAGATTTGCAGAAAAAACTTTAAGACTTACACCATAGCAACCATTTTTATTTTGCTTTTCTTAACAGAGCCGAAATTCTCAAAGTTTTATTCGGTAGCCCCGGACGGTTCACTTTCCCGGGAGATCAGAGAAGCAATAGCCGAAACTATAAGGAGTTCCCCGGCGGTTTACGAATATAAAGATACAAAGCGGTTTAAGATATTACGTGATTATATCATGTTCAAAACCACGCAAACGCAGTATATACCGCTTTCCTATTCCACAAGCAGAATGGACGGTAAGCTGCCAAACGCTTTTTGCGCCGATGAAGTCGGAGCATTGCCCGTATCATATCCCATTGAAGCAATGCGAAGCGGTCAGTTGAATATATTAAACAAATTAGGGTTTATTATATCAACAAAATATCCAACTATTGACAATCCGTTCGAGGACGAAATAAAATATTCTAAAAGAGTATTGGACGGATTGGAAAAGGACGAAACCGTATTTGCCCTATTGTATGAGCCGGACAACGTGAAAAATTGGGAAACGGACGATTTAATATTGCAGCAGGCAAACCCGGTAGCGTTGGAAATTCCCGAGATTTGGGAGGATTTATTAAAAAAACGGGCAAAGGCAATAGCCGTTGAGAGCGCACGGGAAAATTTCGTAACAAAGCATTGCAATATTATTTACCAAGGTGTCGGCACGGAAACTTACATTGATGTAAAGGACGTGCAAGCGTGCAAGGTTGCAAATATAAATTGGTTGGGTCGTGTAGTCTATGTCGGGCTTGATTTATCGGAAACCAACGACAATACAAGCGTATCAATGGTTGCCGTTGATGATGATAACAATATACTTGCGGAATCGTTCGCATTTATCCCGGAGGGGCGCATAGAAGAAAAGCAGGCAAGCGAAAAGGTAAATTACCGGGAGCTTGTCAAAACCGATAAAGTCATTGCTTGCGGAGATCGTGTAATTGATTATGCCGTGGTAGAGGATTTTATTTTAAGTTTAGAGGAAAAATACGGGGTACAGATACAAACGATAGGGTACGACCGTTGGAACGCTTTAAGCACGGCACAAAAACTTGAAAAAGCCGGACATAACCTTGTAGAGATACGGCAACATTCAAGCGTATTACACCCACCAACGAAGTTACTAAAAGAAAAGATTTTAAACAAAGAGTTTCAGTATGAAAACAATACCTTGTTAGAGGTCAATTTTCAGAACGCACGTTGCGTGTACGATACAAACAAAAATCAGTACGTCAATAAGAAGAAGTCAAAAGGTAAGGTTGATATGGTTGTAAGTTTAATCAATGCCACTTACCTATTAGAGCAAGATTGTTTCTTAAATCAAGCAGATTTTACGGTGCAAGTTTTTTGAAAGGAGTAAACAAATGGATAGTAAAAAATTTGTTGAAATGGCAAAAAAAGCGGTAGTTGATTATTTCAATGAACAATCCGAGATCACGGATAAAAACGGTAAAATTTCCGAAAATGATGTATATGTTGTATGGCTATGCAAGACCTTACAAAATAACAAGGCATTGTTGAGTACAACCGTTTCGGACGGTATGTATTACGAGGTTACATACAACGGCGACAAAAACGAAATGTATGTTGACGCATACAAAAAGTGGAAAAATTTTACCGTTCAAGTATAGTGGAGGTTTACCATGAGTAAATTTACGGATTGGCTATTCGGTGTAGAAAAGAGGGAAGAACAGACACCAACGGTTGAGCCACCGATTGACGATGTTTTATTAAAAGCATTGCTCAATAATGAAACCATAACAAGGGAAAAGGCTTTAACTCTCCCGGCAGTAAGCGGAGCGGTCGATTTTATTTGTAATTCGGTTGCGTCAATGCCCGTTAAATTATACAAATATAAAGGCGGTAAGGTTGAGGAAGTCGAGGGCGACGAACGGGTAAAAATGCTCAATGGAGATACGGGCGACAAGTTAGACGGCTTTCAAATGAAAAAAGCAATGGTTGAAGATTACCTATTAGGTAAGGGCGGTTATTGCTATATTCGGAGAAACCGAAACGATGTTACCGGGCTTTTCTATGTTGAGGAAAGATATATTGAGATTATGAAAGTTTACGAGCCGATTTACAAGGATTATACAATTCTTGTTATGGGGTCGGAGTATAAGCCTTATGAGTTTATCAAACTATTAAGGAATACAAAGGACGGAGCAAGCGGAGTAGGCTTAACCGTGGAGATTTCAAAGGAGCTTGAAACTGCTTACCAAACCCTATTATATCAATTAGGCATGGTAAAAAACGGCGGTAATAAAAAAGGCTTTTTGAAATCTCAAAAGAAGTTAGGGCAAGAAGAGATCAACGTATTAAAGCAGGCATGGAGCAACCTTTACAAGAACAACGAAGAAAATGTAGTTGTTCTCAACAATGGGTTGGAGTTCCAAGAAGCAAGCAATACAAGCGTTGAAATGCAGCTTAACGAAAGTAAAAAAACGCTGCAAGATGAAATCAACAATTTGTTTCATATTACCGAGGATTTCGACTTAACCTTTAAACTTGCTATATATCCCATTGTTAAAGCGTTTGAAACGGCACTTAACCGGGATTTGCTGCTTGAAAAAGAAAAGAAAAATCACTTTTTCGAGTTCGATATTAAAGAAATTATTCGTGCCTCACTTACGGAGCGTTACAACGCATATAAGACCGCAAAAGAAACGGGATTTATGACATTAAACGAAATCCGAAGAGCTGAAAACATGAATTATATTGAGGGATTAGACGTTATAAATGTTGGTTTGGGTGCGGTGCTTTATGATACACAAACAAAGAAATATTATACACCGAACACGGACACGTCAACAAACCTAAACCCCAACGACGCAGACATAGAAAAAGTGTTAGAAGATAAAGAGTTAGATCAAGCGTTTGAAGAAAGCGGAAATAGTAGCGAGGGATAAAGGAGGTAAGCGAAATGCAAGTCAGAATTAGGAGCGATAGCGTAGAAATTGAGGGCTATGTAAACGCAGTAGAACGGAAAAGCAAGCCGTTAAAAACACGTATCGGGGAATTTGTCGAACGTATCAAGCAGGGAGCATTTAAGAGAGCAATCGAGCGTAACGACAATATCCGATTACTCTTAAATCACGATTGGAACAAAGATTTAGGAGGTACGAAAGACGGCAACCTTGAATTGATTGAGGACAATATTGGATTAAAGGCAAGGGCAACAATTACCGACCCCGATGTAGTTAAAAAAGCACGCAACGGCGATTTGGTCGGTTGGAGTTTCGGTTTTACAGATCGTGACGTTGACCGACACGAAGAAGAGGGGATAGTTACCCGTGATGTAAAGGATTTGGATTTATTCGAGGTTTCGTTATTGGATAGGACAAAAAAACCGGCTTATGACGGAACACTTGTTACGGTTCGAGCCGATGAAATCCATTATCACGGCGAAGCGTGCATTACTGAAATTGAAATCCGGGAAGAAGCAGAGCCTAAACAACAAGAAATTGTTGAAGAAAATAACAAAGAAATTGATTATAGCCCTTATGAGGCAATAATCGCAGAAATCAAAGGAGGAAACTAAAATGAAACATTTAGTAGAAAAGCAGAACGATTTAATTACCCGTGCCGAGGAAGTTCTTAATAAGGCAAAGGAAGAAAAGAGAGAGCTTACCGACGCAGAAGCGCAGGAGTTAGCCGAAATTCGTGATGATATTCGCAGAATTAAGGAAACTCTTAAAATGGACGACGATTTCCGGGAAATGAAAGCAATGGAAAAGAAACTTGACGGAGAAACACCAAAGGAGGAAACCGAGGTGAAAGTTGAAGAAGAAGCAAGAGCAAAAGAAGAGCAGGAGTGCAGAGCTTTTGAAAACTTCTTACGTGGTCGTGTAGTCAATGAGCGTGCCGGAGAGCTTACCCCGGCAAGCGGTAGCGGTGGCGCACTTATCCCGACTACCATTGCAAACCGTATCATTAAAAAGGTTTATAATATTTGCCCTATTTTGGAGCGTTCAAGCAAGTACAATATCAAGGGCAATTTGCAGTTACCTTATTACGATACCGACACAACCAACATTACCGTTGCATATCAGACCGAGTTTGTAGCTATGAGTTCAAGCAATGGTAAGTTTACAAGCATTACTCTTACGGGATTTCTTGCCGGGGCATTATCCAAGATCAGCCGTTCCCTTATCAACAATTCGCAGTTCAACATTGTTGATTTCGTTGTTGATGAAATGGCATACGCTATTAAGCGTTTTATCGAGGGCGAGCTTCTTAATGGTACACCGAGCAAGGTAACGGGTCTTTCCACCCTTACAAATTCTCTTACCGCAGCAAGTCAGAACGCACTTACCGCCGATGAAGTAATTCAGTTGCACGACAAGATTAAGGACGAGTTCCAAGGTAATGCAATTTGGATTATGTCAAGCGCAACCCGTACCGCATTACGTACCTTAAAGGACAATATGGGTCGTTATATGTTGCAGGACGATATTTCCTTGCCTTTTGGCACAAGCCTTTTAGGAAAGCCCGTTTACGTGTCCGACAATATGCCTAACATGGCAGCCGGAAAGACCGCTATTTATTACGGCGATATGAAAGGACTTGCAACCAAGTTTTCCGAGGACATCAATATCGAGGTATTGCGTGAGAAATACGCAGACGAACACGCAGTCGGTGTTATTGGTTGGTTCGAGTTCGATTCTAAAGTCGAGGACGCACAGAAAATCGCTAAACTTGTTATGGCAAGTGCTTAATGTTTCAAAAAGAAACGGAAAGGAGCGAAAAGTATGTTAGTTAGAGCATTAAAGGCTTTTTCCACGGGTACAATTTCGATGTATAACGGAGAAATCCGTACTTTTGACGATACAACGGCAGCTGCTTTAATTGCCGATAATTGTGTAGTTGAACATATCGAACCGATTGTACCCACCGGGGAAAAGTCAATCACGGCAAACGGCACTTATGACGTGAGCGAATATGCAAGCGCAAGCGTTAATGTTTCGGTTGTAACGATCACTTATAACGTGAACGGTGGAACGGGAACGGTTGCAGCAGTAACGGCGATTGCCGGAAATTCCGTTGAATTAAACGACGGAACGGGCATTACCGCACCCGAGGGCAAAGAATTTATCGGTTGGGCAACCACAGATAGCGCAGAAACCCCCGACGTTGAAAGCCCGTACACGGCAACCGCAAATGTAACCTTGTATGCGGTATATGGAGCAACCGAGGTAACACCCGAGGAATAAGGAGGAAACGTCATGTATAAAGCGTTAATTTCTTTTTGCGGTGTAATTTCAATGGCTAAAGGCGAAGTCGGGGAAATCCCCGACAAAGCCCTTGCCGATGATTTAATCAAGGCAAAATATGTTGAAAAAGTAGAGGGAAAACCCGAAGCAGAAACAAAGCCCGTTGAAAAGAAACCGAGAGCAAAGAAAAAGTAAAAATATATGTTGTTTAGGCAAACTCTCACAAGGGAGGACAACAAAAATGCAGGATATTTCAAAAGTTAGCGAAGTAACCGCCGATGACGTAGCGGAATATTTACGTTTGCCGGAGGTTACGGAAAGCGACACAAGCACACTTAATAATTTGATAGGTATTGCCAAAACGTATATATCAAATTACACGGGAAGAGCCAAAGAAGAGTTAGACAATTACCAAGATTTTGTTATTGTCCTTTTGGTACTATGTCAAGATATGTGGGATAACCGCACATTGTACGTGGATAGTGGCAACTTAAATAGTGTAGTTGAGGCGATTTTAGGCTTACATTCGGTAAATCTATTATGATAAACGCAGGAAAATATAATAGAAAAATCAATATTTATCAAATCCGAGTAGTCAAAGATTCGGCAGGATTTCAAAGCAAGGAGAAAACGCTTGTATTATCGCCTTATGCTCACGTAAAAACGACAAGCGGATTTACGATCATAAGAAACAATAGCGATTTTGAGAAAGCCTTAACCAATTTTACTATACGTTTTCCGAAAACCACGATAACCCGGGATATGACCGTAGAATTTAACGGAAAAACTTATACTATTCAATATGTTAATAACATTGACGAAGCGAATGTAGAGTTGGAGCTGCAATGCAAGGAGGTTACGCACTAATGGCTATGTTTAAGGCGGAATTACCAACCGATATTATGAAAGATTTTAAAAAAATCTATGATAATTCGGAAAAAATTTTCGGGGAAATGACAAGAGCCGGGGCAGAGGTCGCAATGCAGAACGTAAAGGCAACCGCACCAATTCCCGAGTTAAAAATTCATGTTAAACTCACAAAAACCTATAAGACACCAACGGACGACGGTATAAATACAAAGGTTTATTTTAGCGGTTATATTCCTTTTAGTGGAAACCGCAAAGAGTTTACCCGAAAAGGCGGTAGCGGAAAAGCCTATACAACAAGTAAGGGTGTTCCGGCTGCTTTTGTGGCACAAGTCACGGAATACGGAACAAGTCAAAGGTACACGGAAATAGGAGCATATCGAGGAAAGATAAGAAAAGCCCCGTTTTTCCGTAAAGCGTTTAGAAAATCGCAGATTGAAAAGGCTATGTTGGCAGCGCAGAAAAGGGCAAGCGGAGGTTTACTTGAATGAATGAATTGATTGAAAGCATACTTGCGGATTTTGCCGTTGACGGTGTAACAATTCCCGTCGTTTTTATGTACTATGAGGGTCACGATGAACCGTACATTGTTTATATGAACATTGATATGGATAATTCGTTAAGTGCTGACGATGATTTAATAGGCTATGTTACCTATTATGATTTTGATGTTTACTCAAAAGGCAATTACAACAATATTATTGAGAGCGTAAAGGCACTATTAAAGCAAAATGGTTTTGTATGGCAACCGTCAAGATCAAGTCAAGATTTTTATGAGGTCGAAACGGGATATTACCATAAAACATTATGTTTTGCATACTTAAAGGAGGAAGAAAACAATGGCTAAAATTGGATTGAAAAACTTTTTATTCGGTACTCTTACCGAAGCACCCGACGGCACACCCACTTACGGTGTAGCACAGAAACCCGGCAAGGCAATTTCTTGTTCCGTTTCTATTTCCAACAATTCCGCAAGTTTATACGCAGACGACGCACTCGCAGAAAGTGATACTTCTTTTCAGAGTGGCACGGTTTCTTTAGGAATTGACGACGAGGACACGCAGACAATGGCAACCTTGTTAGGTCATACCGTAACCGAGGGCGAAATGGTACGCAATGCCAACGATACCGCACCCTATGTCGGTTTAGGTCGTGTTATTACGAAAATGGTAGGCGGTGTTTACAAATACAAGGTTGAGTTCTTGCATAAGGTTAAATTTTCCGAGCCGTCGCAGGAAAACAACACCAAGGGCGAATCCGTGGAGTTTGGCACAAGCACTTTAGAGGGTACGGTTTCGCAGCTTGCAAACGGAGATTGGAGCAAAACGCAGACTTTCGACACCATGACCGAAGCGCAGACATATTTAAACAGTTTCTTTACGGTAGCCCCCGCAACCACTTATACCGTTACTTATAATGTGAACGGCGGTACGGGTTCGGTTGATTCCGCAACCGTTACGGCGGGAAATTCCGTTGTATTGAATGACGGAACGGGAATTACCGCGCCCGAGGGTAAACAGTTTAGCGGTTGGGCAACAACAAGCGACGCAGAAACCGCAAACGTTACAAGCCCGTATACACCAACCGCAAGCGTTACACTTTATGCCGTTTATACAAACGCACAGTAATTAAGCATATTGGAGGAATAATTAAATGAAAGATATAAATGGGAAAATCCAATATAAAGACAAAGAATATACACTTGTATTTAACTTAAACGTAATGGAGAGCATACAAGAAGAGTATGGGTCACTTGATAAGTGGGGAGCAATGACGGACGGAAAAGCCGGAGAGCCGAACGCAAAGGCGGTTATTTTCGGATTTACCGAAATGATCAATGAGGGCATAGATATTGAGAACGAAGAAAACGGAACGGATATTAAGCCCTTAACCTTAAAGCAGGTCGGACGGCTTATTACCGATGTAGGGCTTACCGAAGCAACCGCCAAACTTAACGAAACCGTTATTGAAAGCACAAAGAGTGAAGCAAAAAACGCATAATTCCCGATGAATACGACCCCGTAATAGATTTTTCGTGGTTTTATTTTATCGGGAGGGTAAAATTGCATTTATCTTTTAAAGAAACCGGGCGATTGACAATTAAAATGTTTAATAAGTTGTATGGTCATTATAAAGATAATTGGAGTATGGAAATGAAGTTATTCCATAACAATATGACGTATGAAGAAGCGTTTATCAAGTCGCAACAAGAGGAAGAGTGGCTTTAATGTTTCAAATAGAAACATAATGAGGTGTTAAAATGGCTTTTGGTGGAGCGGTCAAGTTGACCGGGGAAAGTGAATATAGAAAAGCATTAAATCAGATTACGCAGGAGTTAAAGGCAGTAACCGCCGAAATGAAAGCGACAAGTTCCTCTTATGACAGTAACGACAAGTCCATTAAGACGGTTAAAGCGCAAACCGAAGCGTTAAATAAGGTTCTTGATACCCAAAAAGATAAACTTTCCTTGTTGGTTTCGCAATATGACAAATTGCAGAAAGAAAACGAAGAGCAAGCGCAGAAACACAAACAACTTGTCAGCACTTACGAAAAAGAAAAAGCGGAGCTTGACCGTTTGGGTAAAACGGTTGGTACAACCTCAAAGGAATATCAAGATCAGAAAGCAAAGGTTACAAACCTTGCAAATGAGGTTCAGAAATCCACCCGAGCGCAGGAAGAAAACGGCAAGTCCATGCAAAAAATGCGTGTAGAGATTGCCAATGCTCAAACCGATGTAAATAACACGGCGAAAGCTATTGATAATTTGGGCAAGGAAACCGAAGAAGCAGGCAAGCAGGCAGAGCAAGCCGGAAACGGCGGTTTTACCGTCATGAAAGGTGTTCTTGCCAATTTAGGAGCGCAGGCAATCACGGCAGCCGTAAACGGCTTAAAGTCGTTAGGCGGTGCGCTTATCAATGTTGGTAAGCAGGCTTACAACAATTACGCACAGTATGAGCAGCTTGTCGGCGGTGTAGAAACCCTATTCGGGGAAAGTTCCGATCAGTTAATCAAATATGCAAATGAAGCCTATAAAACCGCCGGGGTAAGTGCCAACGAGTACATGGAGCAGGCAACCTCTTTTAGTGCAACCCTTTTACAAGGTTTAGGTGGAGATACCCAAAAAGCCGTTGAATATGCCGACATGGCAATTATTGATATGTCGGACAATGCGAACAAAATGGGTACAGATATGACGATGATACAAAACGCATATCAAGGGTTCGCAAAAGACAATTACAAAATGCTTGACAACCTTAAATTAGGTTACGGCGGTACACAAGCCGAAATGGCACGTTTGATTAACGATTCGGGGGTTTTGGGTGATTCCGTCAAGGTTACGGCGGAAACCGTAAAAGACGTTCCGTTTGACAAGATAATTGAGGGAATACACGTTATACAAACCAATATCGGTATTACGGGAACAACAACCGCCGAAGCAATGGGAACAATCGAGGGTTCAACAAAACAAATGTCGGCAGCGTGGCAAAACCTTTTAACGGGAATGGCAAGCGATACGGCAGATTTTGACGGGCTTATAGATAATTTCGTTAATAGTGTAGTTGCCGTTGCAAACAATATGTTGCCCCGAGTTCAAAAAATCATAATGGGCATGGGTAAAATGGTTAGTGCGTTAGTACAAAAGGTTGTACCCGAAATCATTAAAACAATTCCGCCCCTTTTGGTTGAAACGTTACCAATTCTTATAAATGCGGTAAATGATATGATTTCGGCGGTTTTGGACGTTTTACCGAGTGTAGTTAAAGCCGTAACCGACATAATCCCCGAGTTAGTAGGTAGCATTGTTTCGGCGATTCCGCAATTTATCAATGCAGGGGTGCAAATTATTTTGTCACTTGTGCAGGGAATAACGGACACAATACCGTATTTGTTGGAGTTATTGCCGACGATTATTTCGGACACGATCGAAATTATTACAACCAATTTGCCGTTAATCATCGACGCAGGAATAAAACTTATTATGTCGTTAGTTGACGGCATGGTAAGAGCAATTCCGTTAATTGTTTCTATGATTCCCGAAATCATAATGAGCGTTGTTAATACGCTTGTTGCGGAGCTGCCTAAACTATTAGATACCGGGGTTGAGTTATTAAATAAACTCATTGACGGTATAACGCAGACAATACCGCAATTATTGCAAATGTTTCCGCCCCTCATTGTTCAAGTGGTAACAACCCTTGTTAATCAGTTACCGAAGATCATAGAAACGGGAATTAAAATATTAAATTCGTTAATTGACGGTATTTTAGCCGTTATTCCCGATTTAATCGAA